TTGATCTGTATTATAACTCCCCACGCTCCTCATGGTGTAAGTGTGTGCAAATTCAGCAGCTGTCCACCCCTGCTTGAAGCGGTCTCGGATCAGTTGTGACGAGTTGTAACTAACAAGTTGATGAGCGATAAAGCGATCACAATCAGAAGCAAACTTGTCGTGGTCAAATCCCTTGTGCATGTTTCCTCGCTTACCATAAAGATTAGATCCGATTTCATAGGGGGGATCGAGATAGACGAAGGTTGACTTGCTGTCGCTAAAGAGTTTTTCATAGGATAGATTAGTGATCTTCCACTTGGATATCATTTTTGAATATTCAGGGAGTTTATCAATGCCTCTCATCGAGAAGTTGCTCTCTGACGCTTGCTTGCTGAAGGAACTGGATTCAGTGAGACCAGAAAAAGAACACTTGTTAACAACGTAAAAAGCAACAGCGCGAGATAAGTCAGATGTTGTATCCATATCTAATATGTCCTTAGCATCCAAAAACAATTCTTTTGCTAATACTGGTTCTGGATGGTTAGTTTTTAATCGTACTAACTTAGAATGAAGTTCTTCACTCTGGTCCTGAAGCACTCGCCAGAAGTTATAGAGTGGTCCATATAAATCGTTTACCCAGATGTCTAGGTGTGGATATCGTTTACCAATTTCCAATGCCACAGAACCACCGCCAACAAATGGTTCACGATACTCAGTGTAATCTTTCAGGTTGGGAATATACTGAAAGAGTTTACTCAGGGCACGACTCTTACCACCAGGATATCTAAGTGGCGTCTTCAGTGACTTCAAAGTTTTTGTCATGGTATTTAAGGTATTCACGAAAGATGTGTTTCATTTCACGCTGCGTCATACCACAATGGGTAGCAGCAGTAGGTAGATTCATTGTAGCATGGAACAATGCTTCATTTGCTTCTGCTACATTCTCGGGTGTCGTTTTGACTTTTGATGTATTCCCATTGCCTCTCTGGTTCTTTTTCAAGTCGCTCATACATTTCCTCCATCATAATAAATTTAGGTTCTTTCTCAATAAATTTGAGTAGTGTCATTTGAATTCCCACTTCTTTCTTCTGTAATGATTTTGCAAAGGTGTTACCCAACGTAAATTATCTAAGTAATTATTCGTTGGATCATCATCTATATGATCTATGAAGGCAGTATCCCTTACCCATTGTTTAAATGATTCTGGAGCTTTATCCCAATCATCTTTCAATTGATCTGGAGGATATTCATCAATTGGTTTCCAAGTTTCCATGACTGCTCTATGAGTAGATATTCTAACAGATGAATTGGAAGATCCCTTTCCATCTGTTGATTTATAAACAAAATCATCAAAAAAATCTGGAGTAAGTCCAACTTTAAATGATGTTGATAAAACTTTTCTTTTGGAATTTGAAACACCAACTGGTCTGTTTTCAATAATTTTCATTTCAATAGGAGTTTTTCCCCTTGTAGAAATAACTTTTCCATACTTTGAAATGAAGTATCCCGATATTACTTTATTCCATCTTACTATGGGTTTAAATTCATCTCCATATAATGAATTTATCAATTCCATATCACTTTGAATTCTTTCAAAATCATTCAGATAATAAGGTTTTTGATATGGCATGTAAACCCATTTACCATTTGCTTTAATATAACTAGCACCACCCTTACAGGTAATAATAGATCCATCTGGTTTTAAAGGAGTTTTTCTTCTACTACTACATTGTTTACAAGTATTTTGGTGATACCTTTTCCATTCACCATCTGAACGAAGTTGTCTACCACTTTTTGCAAAATCAATTATGGGTCTTTCAACACCACACTTTTTACAAATCTTGGTTTCGCTCATTTGAATTCACAACTCATCATGATCTCTGTTAGACATGCCAACAGGTTGATCTCTTGATCAGGAACGTTTTGTATATCTCTACTATACTTACCAATAATAAGAACTGACTCAGGAATAGAAGCAGGTTTCAATACATTATACATGCTGTCATAGATCTTACGCATCACCATACTAGGATCATTATCCAGATGCTGAACTACCCAATTCTTTACATTCATAAAGTCTTTCTTCTTCAAAGATGTAAGTAAAGTATCCAGATTAACATCTGCAACATCAACCAAGATAGCAGAAGTAATACTCCCTGTGGCAGCATAACGCTGACACTCGTTAATAAGACGACGCCAATCAGGATAATACCTCTTAACAAGCTTCGCGAGAACTTTGTCTTCATACTCAACATTCTCATTTGTCAGAATAGTTTTGAGACGAGTAAAGAATTCTCCCTGAAGTTTAGTAGACTGCTCAGGTTTGATTCTAAAATCAACGACTGTACAACGTGAATGTAACGGTTCAATAATTTTATTGATGAAGTTACAGGTAAAAATGAAACGGCAATTGCCATGGAACTCCTCCACAGCAGTCCTCAGAGACAGTTGAACATCGTTGGTGGTGTTGTCTGCCTCATCAATGATGACCACCTTGTGGGATGCTCCAGACGTGAGAGAGACAGTCGTGGCAAACTGACGGACACGGTTCCTCACAGTGTCTAGGAAGCGTCCCTCATCAGATCCGTTAATCACGATGTAAGAAGCACCAATCTCCTCACACAGTGCCTTAGCAACAGTGGTCTTGCCAACACCTGCTGTGCCGGTCAAGAGCAGGTTAGGTAGTTCGCCCTGGTTGACGAAACCCTGAAACACTTCTTTAGTGCTAGCAGGAAGGATACAATCTTCAACAATGCTTGGGCGGTATTTCTCCACCCACAAAAATTCTTTGCTCATTCTAATGGTCTAGTAAATGATTTAGATACGATGTCCTTGGCACTGAACATCATTTGCATATACTCCACACCCTTCTTGGGTTTGGTATGCTCACCACAGGTAAAGATATCGCAAACTGCCATACCTTTCTCTGGCCATGTGTGAATACTAATATGACTCTCTGCCAGCATCGCCACACAAGTTACACCTTGCGGATCAAACTTATGTGAGTTGATGGATAGCAGAGTTGACTTACACTTTTTAGATGTAGTGTACACAATATCTCTGATGAACTCTTCGTCATTTAGGAGATCTGTATTACACCCCTTGAGTGTAAAGAGAATATGCTTCACGCTGGTTCAAGACCAATGTAGTAAGTCAAGTCAGTATTTACATTGGTCCACTCTGAGATAAGGTGTTTGGAGACTTTGACCGTATAATCTCCAGGAAGAAGACGAATGTTTTCAATCTTAAGATCAAGAGTATAGGTGCCAGTAGTAGAACCTGCCACGGTGATATCGTAAGTATTACTGGTATCATTCTCTTGGTCACGAAGGATAAGTTTAATCTCATCATGACCTTCAATTGATTGGAAGGTGAGATCAGGCAAACTATAAACAGCAGATGCTTTTTGTAAAGCAATCAGATCTTCACCAGTTAGGTTGAACTGAAGATCAGTGCCAGGAAACTTTACGTTTTTTTCCGGAGCAGACTTGAGCGTAATCTCTGGATCAGAAAAGAAATACTTAGCAGACTGACGACCGCCACGGATGCTGACAAAAGTTTCATTGTCAAACTCAAGCTGAGGATCGCTAAACAAAGAGATCCCAGAAAGGAACTGACTAAGATCATAGATAGCGAAGTCAACTGGAAACACTTCCTCGCCAGTAAACTTTGCGAGGATGTTCTCTGCATTAGAGATAGTTCTAACCGTGGATCCTTTACGGAAGACAATCGAGGAATTGATAGTGCTGAAGTTCTTAAGAACATCTAGGGTCTTTCTAGAAAGAATAACTTTACTCATTGAGGATAGGTTTCGCGGTTGGAAGATTTGTCAGAGAAGTGAAGCAACAGTAATGCGTAGTGAAGGATCTTAATGATATCACGACGGGCAGTGCCTTTACGATCGTAGCGTGAAGCATACTTTAGGATGTTGCTACGGCAGAATGCCTCAGCGTCTCCACATGCTTCAATTAGATCTAACGTTTGAATGCTGTCGTTTCCAGCAGAGTAGTGTTGTCCATATGTT